GCATATCAAAAAGAGTACCTTTTGATAAAAATGATGTTAAGGCATTTCTTACTCTTGCTTTTTGATTTTCTACTTGTTGTTTATAAATCGCAATATCAATCTTAGATGGGTCAAGATTACCGCTTACATCGAAATATAAAGCTAAATTACTTATATTATCCAAACCTAAAAGTTGAGCAATTTGATAAATATATATTCCATTATCAGGAGAATCAACAGTCAATAAATTGGTTGTATCATTATAATAATTAGGATTTAATGTCTGTGATACCTGTGTGGTTGGCAAACCATATGCACTCACAACAGTTGAAATTGTAGAATCTATTAAATATGGGTTTACTAAATCTATTTCAGATGTAGGAATATTTGTGGTAGTACCAGTAATACCACCAATTTTGGCATAATAATAATCAAGATAACTTCCTAATATACTCCAAAATTCCTCTATCCTAGCAACCCTAGTTGGGTCTAGTTGTTCATATAAGAACTGTGGAGTATATTGTTGTAGTATTTGAGAAAAACTAATAGCCATAATTTTAACCTGTTACCAATGTTATTATAGTAGAATTAGTTGGTATAATTGGAAATTGAATAGAATTAAAATCAATATTCTGATATTGCCAACCACTTGTTATATCCGAACTAATAGCTAATGTTAAACTATCAATGCCTGTATCAGATTGAGCTAATTGTGTAATCAAATCGGAATATTTTAATTCATCACCTAATGTAAAATTATTCTTTGAAAAATAATTTCTGATTGCAGTATTTATGTTATTCTGAATCTCTGTTATAGTATTTGTAGTTGTTGCTGTCATTTCATAAGTTATATTTAAGTAAACATTTACATAATCAATATCTAAAATTATATAATTTAATGTCAATAATTGATATTGAGAAATATAATTTAAAATTGTAGTCTTCAATGTATTATTAACTGTATAACCATAAACAGGTAAAATATACATGTAAATTGTATTATATGAACCTGCACCATAATAAGGGAAATTAGTAATATTAAATCCCGGTGTTCCACTTAAATCAACTACAAGAGCATCATAATCATCCTGATTAATAGCCACTACTTGTTGAACATATGCAGGTAAACCAGTTAAAATTAAATCTTGATGGTCTTGTTGAGTTACTAATCTATTTTGCGCTCTATAATATCTTGGAGCATAATTTCTAATTTCATCTACTGTCAAAGGTGCAGCTTGACCTACTGAGGCATCATTTTGTGTAACTACAAAAGTTATTGGATTTGTATATGGTAAACCTGTTTGGGCATCAATTAAATAAATATTGCTATCAAATGATATTAATTGATTTGAACCAATAGCACCACTTAAACCTAAAGAGGTTATATAAGAAATATTAATATTTGCTCCGACAGGTGGAACACCACCAAAACTTGAATTACCAAATTGTATTTGAACTAATTGATTTTCATCATAACGAGTGCTAAAAACATTTGTCTGATTGGTTGCATAAATGTTTTCAACATAATCCCATTCTACTGCATTTGTACCATTATTACCACCAACCAATACTTGAACATATTGTTCGATTGCATTTGGGTCTGGAATTTCATATCTTTGGAAACTTGTACCATCACCTGTGAAATTTACCGTACTAATTCTTTGACCTTGAACTAAAGGTAAATCAACACTAAAAGTATTAATACCAGAAATGGCAACAAAGGTTAAAGATGAAACTGGTGAGAAAAGAATTGTCTGACCATTAGAGGTTGTGCTTGCAGATGTTAAAGTAATAGTATTTGGTATTGTAAAATAATCATCATCTTCATTTGATATAAAGGTTGCAGAAACATTAACGGTTACTTGTGAAGATTGAACACCATTAGGATTATAACCAACTAATTCAACCAATCTATTAATATTCTCATAAATATCTGCTGTACCTATGAAAGATTCATTTGCAGTAACATTGATATAATAATTTAAGAAATCCCCTAATCCAGAGGATAATTCTATGATTTCATTTATATTACTTCCTGCAAAATCATAATCGCTAAAGATAGCATCTGTAGCTAATTTATTTCGAAGGTCGGCTTTTATGGTTGCAAAATCAAATGAACTATAATTTATAATATTGGTTGCCATTTATAACCCCTGTTGCGGTAATGTAAGTGTTAAACTACCGCTTATTGATGTTGATAAAATCTGATAATAAATTGTAATTATATACGCTAGATTATTAAAATCCATTACTGTATTAATATTTGTTAATTTTATTCTGCTTCCTTCCCAAAATGTTATAGCTGATTCTATTTCATCAGCAATACTTGAAGCAGTTGTTTGTGTAAATGGTTCAAATAAATATAACCAAACATTTGTTCCATAAGTAGGATTAAAAAATCTTTCTCCGACTTTTGTATATAATAAAGTCAATAAAGATTGATTTATAGAATTAGCATCTAAAACAGGTGAGAAATCCCCACTTGCTAATTTATCAAATCCATATTTTAAATCAATATATATGTTTTTATTAACTGCTGGCATATATTGTATCCCTATCTAATCTATAATAATCTACTGAGAAAGATGCTCCATGTTTCAAATCTGAATTATCTACTGATTCTTTATTATATTCCAAACCACCTAAACCAATCGGAAAAACATTTCTAAGAGTAAATTTGAATTTAGGATTATCATTGTTTGTATAAATATAAAGTGCCGCATCAACCATTGCATTTGTATTATTCACAACATAAGTTTCAGGATTATGCATATAAAAGAACCAATCATAAAGAAATTGATAATTATTATATAATTCATCAACTGAATAAATTATATTTAAATTTCCAAATTTCATATCACGATTAGTTGTCTTCATGTTAAAATAAGGTGTTCCTATTTCTGTCTGTGTTATAGACAAATCAGGAAGATTAACATGACTACAATTTAAAGTTACACCATCACCCTTTTCATTATTTGCAGGTGTGCTAAGAAATGGCATAAAAGGAAATGACAATCTAAATTTTGATAGATGTGCATAACTTAAATTTAATGGAGTATTTGTCATAGTATCTCTAAGTATTTATTATTAATAATACTTCCTTGTTTTCTTTGTACTTACTCCTGTTGTACCAAATAAAGGAACATTTTGAACAGTAACATTATTTTCAAGAGGTGTAGGAATAGGAAAACCTTGAACACCCCAAGTAACATTAGTTGTATATCCTGCTAATATATCATCTATAATAGTAATTAAATAAGCAGTTCCCCAATTCCATTGGGTAACTTCTCCGGGAGAAGTATAAAAATCTGTAATTGTCTGTGCATTTTGCGCCCAAGTTGCCATATTCTATCCATTTCTAAATGCTACTCTTGCAGTACCATCAACATTCCAAATAATATAATCATTACCATTATAAGTAATATGGTCGCCAAAACCTCCAACACCTAGTGTTGTAAGATAAAAATCTCCGGCTGCTGATAAGTTACCACCCAAAAAGTTATTAGATGCCATACCAGTTACCCATACATTTTGAAATAGATGATAAAATTCTCCATCCGGCCCATACTTTACTTTTTGTGTAGGTAAATTTGTTGTTACAACAATTGTACCATAAGTCATATAATTTAAAACAGCATTATTAAGCATTACATCAAGACCCCAATTTGAAGGATATCTTGGTGTATAAACTCCAATCCAATAACCTGATACAAGTAATGGATATAAATTATTTGTCGGTGTATCCCATAAACCAGCTCTTGTTCTTTCTGCAATAAATGAAGCAGTATTATTATTAGAATTCCCAAAAACAGAACTTTGAAAAGAAAACATATGTATACAAGATTTATTTGCATAAATATAAAGAACACCACCTGAAACAGTATTGAGTCTTTGTGCATAACCTACCAAATCACTATTATAAGATAAGTTAGTTCCACCAATTCCGGGCGTCCATGTTTCCCAACCTTTTAATAATATATATCCTGTTGTATTCAAATCTATAGATATATATTTACCATATGAGGAAGTATCAGCATAAGCGGCAGATAAAGCTACAACATTTGAACCTTGAAAAGAAGTATCAATTACAGTCCATCCTGCAGAATATACCGAAGCATTAATATTTGTTTGACCAGAAACACAACTTGAAGACAAGGAACTTACGCTTGTTGTTCCTGATAAAATAGCTATAACATCTGATAATATATTTGCTACAGTTGCACCGGCTTTATAAGTATAAGTACAATACATAATTAACCTAACCTTAATGCGATTCTTCTATTTGTACCAGAAGTCCAAATAACATATGTATTGCTATTATATGTTGTTGTATCGCCAAAACTTCCATAAGCATAAGTTGTCAACCATACATCTGAATATCCTGTTATATCCCCACCCATCATACCAAGAACATAATTAGCCCAAGCAAGAGGCCAAAATGGATGTAGAAGGTCTTTTGAAGAATCTAATGGTAAAGTAGTTGTTTGTGTAGTTAATAATTGTCCAATAGCACTATATCCTAAATGAGTAAAACCATATAAAGGAGCATTTACACCTGTTACATCAGCTGCCAAATTATTTACATATCTAGGAGCATATGCATATACTGTTGAACCTTCTAATGAATCAAAATTAACCCAAAAGAAAGGAGGATACCCTGCCGCTGTTGTATCCCAAGCACTTCGTCTTGTTCTTTGGAATATACCACATGGGGCAGTTCCATTTGATGAACCATACACACCACCTTGTAAAGAATGGAAAAATGCATGACCTTGATTTGCATGAATATATAAATATCCACCAGATGCAATAAGCGTTCTTTGACAGTTTCCAACGGTTGAAGAAGTAAAGGTTTCATTTGTTCCACTAACACCTACAATTGACCAAGTTTCAAATCCATTTACAATCAAATAACCAGCAGTTGCTACGTTTAAATCCATATAAACAGATTGTGTTGGATTATCTAAACAAGCAGCACTCAAAACAGCAGAAGTTGAGGAAGAACCTGAAGTTCCTGTTGAGCTATAAAGACCCCATCCAGCCGCACTTGCCGTTGTTGTAATGGATGAACCAGATACTACACAATTAGTAGATAAACTAGAAACAAGTGTCGTACCTGTTAGAATTTTTATTACATCGGCTAAGATGTTTGCTGCTGTTGAACCGGCTTTATATTGATAAACTGCATACATAATTTTCTCCTAATATTGCTGATAATAACCGTATAATCCTAACATTTGTGCAAAGCATATATTTTCACCTTTTAATCCATACAATATTTCTGAAGAATTAAACATTGCCAATTGCCCTGCTGAAGTCAATGGTGTTTGTGTTGCATTAAATGTTACAACCAAATTACCGCTTGGTGATAAAGTATATGCATGGTCTGGAACACCATTTATAATAGCACTAATTGATTCAGAGGTATTTGTTGATGTTAAATAAATATTATTCTCTGTTAAAGTAGTTAAATCAATTGTTGCTAATCCTGTTATATTTATACTGATATGACCACCCTGCCATGAAACATCATAATCAGTAGAAGAATTCTTGGCTAAATATTGTGATTCATAACCACCACCGATAACACCAGAACCGTTTTCACCACTATATCCTGAATATCCAGATTGACCTGAATAACCAGAATAGCCACTATATCCTGATGTTCCGCTATAACCAGAATAACCTGATGCCTGTGCATTAAAACCTGAATATCCACTATAACCTGACCCACCACTATAACCCGATGTTCCTGAACCTGAATAACCGCTATATCCAGAATAACCTGATGTACCTGAATATCCACTATAACCTGACCCACCACTATAACCAGAATATCCTGAATAACCAGAATATCCTGAACCAGAATATCCTGAATAACCAGATATACCAGAATTACCACTTGCTCCTGTTGCTCCTTGAACTGCAATCATGCTGAAATTTGCATATTCAGCGGTAACAGTAGTTACACTAGAGGTTAAGTTTTCAATTCTTACATCAAAATAATCACCTATATTTACTGTTCCAAGAATACCTGTAATTGTAACAGGAGTAACTTTATTTGCATTTTCCATATTTACTTCAACAATATGGTCTGTAATTCCTGTTCCATTTTGGAAAATTTGAACAATAAGATTTTGGTTTCCTAGACTACATGTAATAGATATAGTACATAATGTTTCAAATGCTCCTGCTGTATCTGCTACAATTTGGTCGGTATTAAAATGCATACCATTATTATCACCTGCTACCCAACCGGCAGTAAATTGATAAAAATTATTTGCACTTACAATAGACGTAGCTGTGGAGTTAGCATTTATGGTCATTTCACCATAAGAAGCATTTCCCGGTAAAGCTGGTGTTCCTGAAGCACCAGAATATCCTGAACCACCACTATATCCAGAATAACCGGATGAACCATTAGAACCTGTTCCACCGCTATATCCTGAATAACCTGATGCACCATTAGCACCAATAATACCATTCGTTCCAGAATAACCGCTATAACCTTGTTCTCCTTGTTCTCCTGAATAACCAGAATATCCAACACCTGAAATACTTACAATGCCTGATAATTCATTATAAACAGTAGTAAATAAACCTAACAAAAAATTCTGATTAGCTGATGTTGGAGTAAAACCAGAAGTTGTTATTAAGGCAGTTGTATTAACTACCATTTCCTGTGGGGTATCTATTGGCATTTGTTATCCTATACCGTTGCTGCTTGTACTACTTGTGATACATTTGTAGCTTCGGCAAATAAATTACCTGTAAATGGGTCTACTGATTGACCTGTCAATACTCCATCTAAAGCGGTTAATAAAGTGTTTCCTACTTGCAACATAATTTTACTCGTAGCTCCTGCAATTATTGTTACATTTCCATTTGATGTAATTGTTGTTCCTGTAGAATCCATTTGTATATTAGTATCTTCAGTTAATGTTGATTCAGGAGTTAAAGTATTTTTTAATGTTACATTATATTTTTCAGAACCCGGTGTGCTATCATATTGAACACGAACACCATTATCAGGAGTTTCAAATACTGTATTTGTTGGTGAAGCTTCTGAATTAAAATCTGGTACTCCAATTTCTTCAGGATATTTACCTGTTGGGTCACTAAAACCTTTTGTCTTATCAGGTTGCGTTTGATAAATACCTGCTATTGATGCAAAGTAAACAGGGAAATTATGGTCGCCCCCAATAAAGAATAAACACACATGACTTCCTTGAACTGGTACACCACTCCATCCTAAACCCGAAATACTTCCACCTTGAATTGGATTTGCAGGAATAGCCCACGGTAATTTTTCAACTGGAATACCATCGGTATTAGAATCTAATCTATTTGTAGAATGAAGTCCAATTATTCTAACTTGAACTCTACCGGCATTAGTTGGGTCTACATTATTTTCTACAACACCTATTTGAATATTATTATAAAACGGTGCTTGTATATCTTCATTTTCAAAATTAAACATTAATTATCTTTCCTTTAGTTGCATCGGATTCAGCATATGAATCCTTTATAAGTGTAACTTTCTGCATATAATTACCAAACGAATAATAATGAGTAATACTTTTTATTAACCAATATCCATATTCTTGTTTATTATGATATTCTTCACGATTCAAAGAAATTTGTTCTACGAATATCATTTTTCCTGCGTATCTATACAATGCTCCTTCCATGATAACTTCTCTTCTATTAAAACCAGAAATTAACATCTTCATGGAATAATCATTTCTTGCTTGTACAGTTGCTAATTCACCACCATAAAAAGCTATATGGTCATTTATATCATCAATACTATTATCCAAATATGCCGTGTTTCCCATCAAATTTGTTTTATTTATAAATTGACTATATGTTTGTTTAACATCAATTATATTTTTATCTTGGTTATAATTAATACCAAAATAACGATGACCACCAATACCATTTACTCTTATTCTTTGTTTAGCAAAATCCAAATTATGAACTTCTTTAAAGGTGTTTATAAAATATTGATTTGCATTTTGTTTTCTATAAGAATAAATATCAAAATCTGTTGTTGTAGGATTTTTAACAATTAAACTTGATAAAGAAACAAAATTTTTAATCGGTATTGAAGCATTTTCATTTCCTGTTGTACTAAAAAATAAATACCCACCTTCATGTGGTGAAACACTTCTTCTTGCCTTTCTTACTAACCATTTTATAGTTTCAATTGGATGTAAATAAGGGATAGTAAAATTTGGTAATACATCAGCAGTAGGTTCTAAAACATATTGGTCTGGTGTTAATTTCATTTGATATGTTAATACTGATTGGAGTATTTCACTAATCGTTTTATTATTAAATCCTACAGAATAATGTGAACCAAAAAACGTATCATAAACTCCCTTTTCGACCAAATAAAATCTATAAATATTTTCACTAATACTTGGTGATTGTATAGTTATATTCCAAATATCAAATTCAAATTTCTTTAACATTTCTAAATCAGCATTAGAATTAGTAGTTGTTGGGTCTTTTAATTTTTGTTCAACGATAACCTTTATATTTTCTTTACCTGTTAATACAATTGTTTCAAAAAATCCATTTTTATCATCTATAACTAATTCGGCTGTCAAAAACATATTCTCTATATTTTCAATAAAGAAAAATTCATGTATGAATTTATTATTCAATTGAACTTCAGTAAGAGCATATGGAGGCTGAATATTTGTAAGATAAAAAGTCCATTTACTTGTAACTAACATTATTGTGTGTATCCTTTTAATAGCAATAATACGGTTGGTATAATCTCTTGCTTTATTATATTTATACTGTTTAATGTTTGTAAATCTGCAAATGGGTCTTTTACTCCATTAAATGCCGCAAGTAACCACCAAAGATTAGGAGTACCATAAAATTTTTGGCTTATTAAATCCCATCTATCTTCGTTTGTAACCTGATATTGATTGTAATAATTGATATTATTTTTTATAGAAGTTAAATCAATTTTATTAAAAATATTAATAATTGTATTTCCATCAACAGGATATACAGTTGTACCTAATATGTTTATAATAGATTGTGAATTTGCCATCTTAATCTCTTCTCTTTCTTAATATAAGTTCAACTTCTAATAAATGTGCTGGATTTAATTCTGTTAAACCTATAACTTTTTGATATAAAGAACTCTCTTTTATAATTTCTGTTATTACTTGTGTAACACCATTGGGTAAAGGAGAGGTTGGTATATTATTTGTGGGAATATCTTGAGAATTTGTGCTATCAATTAAAAGGTCATTTATTTCTCCGACTCTTTCTCCTACATCTTCTAAAGGAACATCAAATGTAATATCGTTTGTTAGTGCTGATGTTTCACCATTTTGGGAAGTTATCGCTCCTACTATTTTCTTTATATCAGTACCTTGAATAGAATTAGGTGATACTACTCCTTGTCCTGCATTTTGACCAGTTCCATAACTTTGTACAGATTTTCTTACAGGTAATGAATCAAACATATCAGCATAAATATTAATTACTTCTTCAAAGGATAATGAAACGGTTGCTGACATTGGAATACCATTCTTTTGTAATTTTGTATGATTGTTATATTTGACATTCATAGCCTGTAAAGAATAATAATTCAAACCAGCTTGAGCATTTAATGTTTCAAAAGCACTACCATGAATTCTAAATACACTTGGGTATTCAATCAAGCCGGCTACTTGTCCTAAGTTAACTCCATATTTACTACCATTTCTACTTGGATATGAATTTTTTCTAAAGAAAAGAATAGGTGTATAGATATCATCGTTTAGATTATCATAAGCAAATAAATCTAATATGATTTGGAATTTTCTTCTTTCGGCATTTTTCCAAAGAAAAGGAGCATCGAATACAGTTCCGTGGTCACTACCTGTGAGGAAGTTTGCCCATGCATTTGTGACAGATTGAACACCTGTATTTATGTTATTCATAGCTGTTTGGAAAGTAGAGGCATCGTTGCTATAACTATGATTTATAGTTTCACTTATTTCGTTATTAGGAATAAAAAATTTATAAGCACCTCTACGAGCCATAGGTTTAAAACCATAGGCAGGCTGACCACTAAGAACCTGTTTAAAATAATTTAAAGTAGGTGGTGAAAATGCTTCAAATGTAATAAAAGAATCCTGTTCCGCATTTGGATTATTTTGAAGATTAAAAATCTTCTGCCAGTTTTTAGGAACTGGAATTATTGTATTACTATTTAACGCAATAGTTCCCTGTGATGCAGTAGCTCCTGTATCTTGTGGGGTATATTCATATTCTTCAGCTTGAGGTATTGCGGGATTTACATTGGCTGCCATTTTAATATCTTCCTTTTGCTATATCGTACATTGAATCTCCATCACCCTTTATACCGAGTAATGCAGATTTTGTATCCGCTGGTGGTATATTAATAACTGGTTTGTTCTTTACTATATCTTTCCTTAATTCAGATATTTCTTTTACCACTTCTTTATTTGATTCTTTCTTTTCTGCAATTTGTTTCTTTTGTATTTTTTCTTGTGCTTCATCAATTTGTGTAGTTATTTGTCTTGTTGGAGCGGCTTCTATGCCTTTTCCTTTATGCTTTTCAATAAGCATTTCTTCATATTCTTTAACAGTTGTCTTTTCTGTAATACCAAGTCCTTCTTTTTTAGCAACTTTTAATTGGGCTTCATTTAAAGCTGACCCTTCATATTTTTTCTCACCTTCTTTTTCTTGTGCTTCTTCCCATTTCTTTGCAACATTACTTGACCAATCAAATGCTAATTTAGTTAAAACAGCACCAATGGCTACAACTAAAAGAGGGCCAGCTGCTGATACAACTCCACTAAGAAGTTTTGGTATTAAATCTTTTGCTAAACCACCAAATAAATTTCCAAATAAACTTGATAAGAAACCACCACTATCTTTTTTATCATCTTTATCTTGTTTTCTGTTTTCAAATTCCATTTGGTCTTCAAAATTTTCTTCATCTTGTCTAATTTTTTTATCAAGTAATTCATTAGATTTATCAACATAATTAGAAATATTTTCTAAATATATTGTGTGTCTTTTTAATTCTGTGTTTGTTTCTTCAACGTATTCAGTTAAATCTGATTCTTCTCCTATTGGTTTATAAACTTCTTTAAATTCTACTCTTTGTGGTTTAGTTTCTATTTGTTGTGGAGATTTAGTTTTTTTTCTTTTTTCTTCAGCTTCTATAAAAGATTCAAAAAAATCTTCACCTAAAGGTGTACCTTTTTCTGCCCTTGCAGTTACTTTTTCTTCAAATTCTTTTTTCCTTTGTTCTTCATATCTTTCAAGTAATTGGAAAATCTTATAACTAGAAGCACCTTCTTGTTTTAATATTTCTGCAATATCTTCTTTCTTTAAAGGATTTCTTGTGTTTCTATTTAATTCTGTTATTCTTTTTAATAGTTCTACATCATTTTTATTTTCTTCTCGTTGTTTAGCAAAATCTTTAAATCCTTTAAGTCCTGCTGAAATCTGCGGGCCAAAATTCCCAAATAAACCTGCACCCGAAATTCCTTTTAAAAGATTGATACCAAGATTACTTCCAGAGAAAGTAGTTTTTAAACTCTTCTGGAAATCTTTCATGTTAAGACTGAAAACATTGAATACAGCATTAAGCTTTTCATTTGTTCTCAAATAAGCCTTAAAATTACTCTCGGTAGATAATCTCTCTTTTTCTCTTTCTATATCTATTTTCTTTTCAAAATCAAGACTTTGTTTATATTGATTTCTTAAAGCATTAGTAGCAGCTCCAGCTTTCTTAATATTTTCTATTAATTCTATTTGTTTTTTAAGTTGTTCAGTAGAATATTTTTTGAAATCTTCTCCGAAACTTTTTTCGGGATTATAATATTTTACTTCTCTTTTTATTATTTCGTCTTCAACCTGTCTTTTAGGAGCCATTTTGTTCTGCTTCTTTCTTTAATTTAGCTAATATCTTATAAAGATAAAATTCTCTTTCAAACAATGGAAGTTCATCAAGATATCTAGCATCCAATCCATTTGAATTTTCTAATATATAAAAAGTTTCATTTAAAATACTTTCAAGGGTAACATTCCCAACTACGAACACTCTTAGAAAAAATTTATAATTTCCAGAGAATCAAATTCATA